CCCAGCAATCCATGCAAGGGCTCGGGCAGTCCATTCAAGGCGCAATGGGTGGCAACATGGTTGCCGCTGGCATCATGCAAGCGTTGGGACAGTTCCTGACGCTGCAAGGCGTGATCCGAGCCGTCACTTTTGCCGCAGAAGGCATGCGCGACGCATTGCAACTCGGGGACGACCTGGTTGACCTTAACGCACAGACCGGCATCGCCATCGACAAACTGATGGAACTTCAACTGGCTTTTGATTTGAACGGCATGAAAGCCGAGCAGCTCCAGCCGGTTATCGCCAAGCTGCAACGGTCAATTGCCGATGCCGCCAGCGGCAGCGACGAGGCTGCGCTAAAGTTTGCTCGAATGGGCATCAGCATCACAGACATCCAAGGGCTAACTGCCGACGAGCAACTAATGAGAGTCGGAGAGGCAATTGGTAAGATCGAGAACCCGGCAGCACGCTCGGCAGCGGCAATGGATATTTTCGGAAAATCGGGCGCGAAACTGTTGGCAGTGTTTGCCGCTGGTGGCATGGATGAAGTCCGAAAAATTCTTGGCAACCAGTCGGCTCTGTTGCTTGAAAACGCGGGAGTATTTGGACGCGCAAGTGACCTGCTTGGGTTGGCTGGCAACAAAGTGCGCGGGTTTTTTGTCGGCATCGCAAGCCAAACCATGCCGCAGTTGATGGAGTTTCTGGACCGCATGGCAATGCTTGACCTGACCAAAGTCGGGCAAAGCCTGGGCGATGGCATTGCAATTGCGATTGAGCTTTTAGGTCGAGCAATTGACAAGATTCGCCCATTTTTGGACATGAGCGAAAAGCTCGGAAAAACGCAAAGCACATATGGTGGTCAAGCGTTCATGGGGATGGGAGGAATGGGAGGAGCCGGAACGGCACTGAGCGAAGCAACAGGCGGGGCTGAAAAGCCTCAACCTCAAACCGGTTTTTTTGACGACATCCTTGCTGATATTGAAAAGAAGCGCGCCGAGGCTCGCAAAAAGTACGCAACGCCTGGCGCAGGAGAAACCGGCGCAGACATTCCCAACAAAGGCGTGATGTCCGCAGCCGCGCCACTCATCACAAGCAGCATGAGCAAAGTCGGCGCAATCGGCGCAGCAGTATGGGGAGGCGACCAAGGCATCAACGTGCAACGCGACCAGCTCGCGGTTCAGCAAAGGATTGCCAACAGCATCGACCGTTTCCTACAAGCCGCACAGCCAACCGAAAACCCGTATCTGGGCGGCGTTACACCTCAACTCGGAGTCATCTAGTTTATGGCGACACAGGTAAAGATTGAAGAGTCAATGGGCGTGGATCGCTGCGTCATGCAGACGATCACGCAGCAAAGCCTTTCGGGAACAATTGACAAAAACCCAGAGGCAAGAAGCTACAGAGAAGATCAAACAGATGGCGTTTACACGCTGGTTGAAGAGTTTCTTATAAGCCAGGGAGAGCCGCAATTTTCTTTCGACGGCAGCATTGGAACGGAGCCACTTGAGACGCATCCAAAATTCAACGCGGGCGGAGATTTTGAGATTCCTGAAAACATAAAAAAGTACTGGACCGTTTATAAACGAAATCCAAACGACGCGTATTTGCGCGGCAAGGGGACAGGCAAAACGGCAGAAAATGAATTCAACCTGTGGCAACCTGCGACTGAAGAAGATCCTTCCTTTGTCGTTTTTTACACGTTTCAAAAACTGGGCGTTGAATCGTATTACGTAGGACGCGTGACAGTCCGCGTGACAGTGCTTGAGGATGGCGCTCCGAGCATGGGATTGCTTGGCAAAATTGACGAGTGGGGCGGAGGATGGCCTGATGGGTTTACGCCGCCACCAAACGCCAACTTCATTCTTAGCGGCATTCGATCGCAGCAAGAGGGCGATCACTTTCGGACAACTTACGAGTACACCAGCAGTGCAGGGGGCACTTCGTGGGACGCTAATCTGTACTCATGATCCCGTACCAACAACGCGGCACACCCATTTCACCGAGCGCGTTTAACGCACTCGTGGACATGGTGAAGAGCAGTCTTATCACTGGAGTGACAGGCGGCACGTTTGCACGCACAGCTGGCGGCACTGTTATCAATGTTGCGCTGCAAGGAGGATCGGCAGGCGAAGCATCTGGTGCAACTGCACCTTGTCCTTTTGAGGTAACAGACGCCTCCGAAATGGAAGCGGAAACGCTGATTCTAAAAGTCGCCATCGGACAAAATCCAATCATCAGCACAATCAGCGACGACACTCCAAGCGGACGATATCCAAACGGGATGAGCGGCGCACCTGACGCGCCGCCATACGTCATCATGATTGAGCAGACTGATGGCATTGAGTACGTTTACATCAACATTCAAGTCGATCAACGCAACGCCATCTTGCCAACAGAAACGGCAATCACGGTAAGCGTTGAGCCTGACTTTGTAACCGGCAACTCGACCTACCAGAAATTTCTGGTCGCGATCATTGAAAAGTCACTGGACGACGAAGACAACCCGTACATCTCCCAAATCACCAACGTGTGCCCGGTTGTTTACCAGCGACCAGCGCCAACGTGCCCGTTTTTGGTTGAAGACGACAGCAGAGACGGCGAGTGCCGAGTGACAGTGCGCAGCGGGCTTGTTGCCAACGCGTTGCCTGATGGCATGACGCTCAATGACACGTTTACGCTAACGCTAGCGGACACTTCGGGGTTTTGGGTGATCTACTGCGGAATGGTAGTGGTTGATGGCGTTATCCAAACGGGAGCGGGCAACATCACAATTTTTGCGAGCGATCAGTACGAGGAGTCCACGGACTCCTACGTCTATTTTAAACTTGCCGAGCTCAACGTCAGCCTGCGCGAAAACGGCGACAGGTACGTCAGCTACGTCCTAAACACATGCGCAGTGCCGTTTGTCGCGTCTGGTGGCGGTACAGTCGTTTGCCCGTATTTCCGCGTTACTGATGCGACAGAAACTGAAATTTTGCGGGTACAAGTAGCACAGAACCAGATTGCTGGACGCTGGCCCGATGGCATGGGACTCGGGTTTCCGCCTTTCTATCTCGAATTAGCGGGCAACAGCTACATTTACGCCGCTATTTATTGGGATGTGACCACCCTCACAATTGGCCCCGATTCCGACGCTATTACGATCCTGCAAAGCGACGAAATTCTGACGAATACTGACACGATGCAGTACATCCTGCTCGCTACCGTGGTTACAGGCGGCGACCCGATTGCCATCACTCAGATTACTAACGTGTGCACGCAGCCGATGCCGAACCCGTGTCTGCTTGACTGGTCTACGGAATGAACTGTTTCGAGTGGCAGCATGCCATCAACTTAACCGGGATGAGTATCTCGGCGGAGTGCGCGTATCAGATCCCCAACTGGGATCCTGAAGGGCCGCCGCTGGATGTCACCATCTCGGGGATGCACACGTACCCAGACGTTGGGCCACCGTACCCACGGAGAGCAATGCGGTGCGGCGTTGGGTACACGAGCTGGTACGCAAAACGATCCGACTGGCAGTCTTACGGGCGGTTTATCATTTCAACGCTAATCCAGTCCAACGAGTTCGCCCCGCTGGTTGTCACCACTACCGACCAGGCAGATCGCAATGCTTCAATCTTTGCCGGAGGATTTGGCAGCTTTCCGACCTTCATCTCGGGACTGTTTAAGCCGGAAAACACTGACGACCCGGCGTATGTATGCGCCGACGGAATCTGGCGCAAGTCCACTGAGGTGACAAAGGGCATTGTGCAGATCGTTGACGAGGCTGAAGAGGTGTTGGTTTACGGGTTTTACGACCGGATAGAAAATGGAGCGCAAATAACCTACTTTCGTCCCGACGATTTCGAGACAGCAGTCGGCACCGGCACAATCACTTATTCTTTCACATGATCCCTAGGTGGTTGGTTGACAAACGCCTCCAAATATGCGCACAGTGTGAGCAGGCAACAGAGTGCACGGTGCGCTTCCGACTGCTCGAGGACGCGCCAAATTGCCCGCTAAAACGGCTTGCAAATCGAGAGGAGGAGGTGGCAGCCAGAGCGTGGCCAGCGGGCGCGGAATCGGTTTCCGGCTGCTGTGACTCCGCCTTAAATTACTTGTCCTAAGGCTTAGGGTATATGGTTGCCGTCCAGACAAGCTCAACGATCCAGCGGGGGACGGACTGGGACTTTTCGTTTCGGTTACAGGAGGACGGTCCATGCTCTGAGTATTCAGACCTAACAAGTTGGGGTGTTTCCTGCACGCTAAAAACCGCTGCTGGTGCATCATTAACAACCCCAACCGTTGTCCGACCAGAAGCAATTTCAGTTTCGTTGAGGTTAAGCAACACCCAGACCGCAGCTCTTACCGCACAACTTGGCGCGCAATTGGTTGTCACTGTTCAACGTCCCGACGGTTGGGATGAACGAATTATCGAAGCGCGCGTAACAATTTCCTGACCATGAGTTGCAACACTTACTGCGGACCTCTTACCGTCACGCTTTTAACCGGGGTTCCCGGTTTGCAAGGGGGACAGGGTGCAACAGGACCGGCAGGACCACCTGGGCCAGCGGGACCAGGCGGGGGCACGTGGCAGCTTTCGCAGTTTACGGGGGACGGCATCAAATCCAGCTTTCACCCGATTACCGGGTATTCGACGACCGACGCTGAACGATATGAAGTCGTAATCGATGGCGTGGTGCAGGAACCGTACTTCAGTTTCGATATACTGCCAGCAAACGGCGGCACGGTGCTTTTCCCTGTCGCAATTTACGACGGCGCACGCATTACAATCAAAACCATTAGCTAACATTTATGTCACAGCAACTTACAAAAATCCAGTTGGGAATGATTTCGGCGGCTGCACAGCAGTCGTTGCAAGGCCAAACCGGCGCAACTGGAGCGACTGGAGTCGGCGCGCAAGGCCCTAGCGGCATTCAAGGAATTCAAGGCGATCCTGGCGCGACAGGTCCAATTGGAGCAACTGGACAGAGCATTACCGGGGCAACTGGGCCGCAAGGAAACGCTGGTCCTATCGGAGCAACTGGTGAACAAGGCGTTGTCGGACCAACTGGAGCAACCGGCATCGAGGGGCCGATTGGTGCAACCGGTCTTGCGGGAAATGAGGGGCCAGTTGGAGCGACTGGAGTGCAAGGCCCATCCGGGGCGAGTGGTGCTCAAGGGGGACAAGGCGCGACTGGCGTTGATGGCCCTATCGGTGCGACTGGTGCGCAAGGGGCGATCGGAAGCACTGGGGCAACTGGTCAGCAAGGCGCTACAGGTTTAGGCGACAAGTATCAGACGACGTCAACAACTTCGCTTGCAGTAAGCAATGGCACCAAAACTCTGACTGTTGAGGCTGGCTTGGCATATACTCAAAATCAGCCAATTCTGATTTCTGCTACTGGACAGACCGATCTGATGCGCGGGGTTGTTTCATCCTACAACAAAACCTCGGGCGAGCTTGTTGTTGAAATTTCGCACCACACTGGCAGTGGGACGTTTGCAAATTGGACAATAAATTTGGAAGGCGCAATTGGCGCAGTTGGCGCAACTGGTGCCATTGGTGCATCGGGGCCACAAGGAGCAACTGGAGTTGCTGGCAATGATGGGGCCACAGGAGTGACTGGCGCAACCGGCGTCACTGGCGCGACTGGTGAAATTGGAGCAACCGGAGTTGAGGGCCTAGTTGGAGCGACTGGACTTACTGGCGGAGTTGGAGCAACCGGTGTGCAGGGACCACAAGGCGCAACCGGGACGCAAGGATTGCAAGGGCTTGACGGCGCAACAGGACCGCAAGGGGATCAAGGCGCAACCGGAGTGACTGGTGCAACTGGATTGACCGGAGCCACTGGAGCGGCTGGAGAACAGGGAGTGCCAGGCGTTGCTGGTCCTATGGGCGCGACTGGAGCAACCGGAGTTGAAGGCCCGCAAGGCGCAACCGGCATCGGCGCAACTGGTGCGACCGGGCAACCTGGGGATCGGTACACGTCACAATCCAGTGACTCTCTGTCGCTAACCACTGGCAGCAAGTCGCTGACGTGTGAAGCTGGACTGGCATTGTCCGTTGGGCAGCAAGTGACGCTTGCCTATAATGCGGACAACCGCATGCAAGGCACCATTACCGAGTACACGGCGCAGACTGGGGCGCTTGTCGTCAATGTAACGTCGGTGTTGGCTGGCAGTGGCACATATTCGAGTTGGACAATCGCACTTGCTGGTGCAGTTGGCCAAGTGGGTGCGACGGGTGCCACAGGACCACAGGCTCCAGTGTTGGGCGGCGGTGTTTTGTCGCCGCAATTTGTTGGCAATGGATCCAATACCGAGTTTGGCCCGATCTCAGGATGGGATGGCCCGCAGAATGATGAGTCTGGGTATCTTGTTTATCTGGACGGAGTTTTCCAAAGGCCTGACGAAGTCAACGGTGGGTTTTCCATCACCGGCACCACCGAAGCTAACAGCAAGATCGTTTTCCCGTCGGCGGTCGCTGACGGCACGAAAATTGACGTGCTGGCCATCCAAGTGACTGGAGCAAAGGGTGCCACGGGCGCAACTGGATCTGGTGGCGGATCAGGAGATGGAGCAACTGGACCGACTGGCGCAACCGGAGCAACTGGAGCAACTGGGCCAGAATTACAATTCCCTGCTTACCAAGCAGGAATAACTTACAACGCGGGTGCATTTGTAAGTTACCAAAATAAATTTTACACCTCAATTGCCACGACGGTTGATGAGGTTCCTCCGAACAACCCACAGAGCTGGTCGGAACTAATGGCATCAGGAGCAACTGGCGCGACTGGTCCTTCTTTGTACCCAAACTTTTTAAACGAAAACTCCTACAGTGCTGGCCAATTTGTGTACTATCAAGCGCAAGTGTGGCTAGCGATTGACGCTTCTGCGGGCGAGCCTCCTCCACAAAATCCGAGCAAATGGGTTCTTGCTTATGCCGGGGCGACTGGTGCGGCAGGAGCTACTGGCGCATCGGGCATTGGCACGCCATATCCAACATATGTGGATGGCACTTTTTACGACGCAAACGCAATTGTTTTTTACAACGGTAAACTTTGGGTTGCAGTAGCGGCTTCGCAATATGAGCCGCCAGGAACAAACATTTTAAAATGGGCCGAAACAGTTGGCGAATCTTCAGGCACGCCAAGTAATACTTCAAGCCCAGCCTTGTGGCTCAAAATTGACAGCAAAAGCGGTCAAGGGTGGATTCCCATTTACCAATAGCTAACGCTCGCCACGCCTTGCCAACCCAGTGAGGCGTGGCATGTTTCCCGGATGACGACTATTCACGCGCTCGCAGTTCCGCACACCGTAACGCACCCCGACTATTCGGCGTGTGCGTTCACGCAGAAAGTGCTCAAATTCTGTGAGATGTTCAAAAACTCCAGCGAGTACCGGGTGATCCATTACGGGCACCCGGACTCGCGGACGGCTGCGCATGAGCACGTCAACGTAACGTCCAACGAGGTTCTCGAGCAAACGTACGGAAACTACGACTGGCGGCGGAATCAATTTCGGCACGACGTCAACGATCTTGCGCATACGACGTTTAACGCCAACGCAGGCGCGGAAATACTTAAGCGCAAGCGGCGCGGTGATTTGGTGTTGCCATTTTGGTCCGGCACAAAGGGCGCGTGCGACATCGCAAACCAGCATGGCGATCTAATCGTTGTTGAGCCTGGTATTGGCTCAGGATGGGCCTTTGCGCAGTTTCGCTGTTACGAGTCTTATCCGCTAAAGGGCGCATTTGCGGGTACTGGTGGAGTCGCTCGGTGCAACCCTGAGTGGTATCATCGGGTTGTGCCTAATTACTTTGACTTTAGGGATTTTGACCCAACGCAGCAAAAGGAGGATTATGCGCTGTTTATCGGACGACTCGGCACCAACAAGGGATTAGACATCGCGATTGATGCCTGCAAGCGTGCTGGGATTCGGCTGAAAGTTGCTGGACAAGGCGGGCCTGAAGGCATCGGCCTTACGGCGTGGCCGGATCACGTTGACTTTATCGGCTACGCTGACATTCCGACGCGCAAAGAGTTAATGGCCAAGGCAAAGTTTGGTTTCCTTCTCTCGACGTACTGGGAGCCATTTGGTGGCACTGCTGTTGAGATGATGCTTTCGGGCTGCGTGCCTATCACTTCGGACTTTGGCGCGATGACTGAGTATATCGTAGACGGCGTCAACGGATTTCGGTGCAACACGATGGGCGACATCTTACGCGCGATCCGGTGCGTGGATAAAATCGACCGCAAACGGATGGTGGAGTTTGCTTTTCAGAATTTTAGTTTAGACGCGGTGCGGCCTAAGTTTGAGCGGGCTTTTTCCGATTTCCGAGACATCTGGAACGGAGCTGGATGGTACGAGGACCACAACCGATCTTTTGGCGTCGGCCTTGGCCTTAACTACTCGGCACTTTATCGATGAGCTTCCTTTCTAAACTCCTCCCAACCATCGGCAGTCTCCTCGGTGGCCCGCTCGGCGGCGCTGCCGTGGAGGCTGCTGCCAAGGCGCTGGGCATGAGTGACGCCACGGCGGACAAAGTGCAGCGGGCGCTAACGTCAGGCAACCTCACAGCAGAGCAGATTGCCGCTTTGCAAGCTGCCGACTTGCAACTTAAGACCCGCATGGCCGAGCTGGGTATTGACGCCGAGAAACTGGCAGCAGAAGACAGGGCAAGTGCCAGGAACATGCAGACCGCAACTGGGAGCTGGGTGCCTCCAGTGCTCGCGTGCGTTGTCACGGCTGGCTTTTTTGGAATTCTGTTTGGCCTGCTGACCGGCGATCTGAAGCTCTGGGAGTCTACGACGTTGTCGCTGCTTATTGGGAGCTTGAGCACGGCATTCTCGGCGGTGCTGGCGTTTTACTACGGGGCATCGCACAAAGTGCCTCCCGCTGACAAAAAATGATTGAGGAACTGAAACAGACCGGCATCGACCTAGGGCTGGCTATGGCGGGCTTTGCTGGCTCTGTTTTGATGTCCAGCAAGGAGGCAGGCCGCAACCTGACGCGGACACTTGCAAGTCTGCTTGGCGGCGCAGCATCGGCCAACTACGTCACGCCGCTGATCCTCAAGCTAACCCGGCTAGACGGCGAGCCGCAATACGCCTACGCGGCGGCGTTTCTGTTGGGGTTTTGCGGGCTGCGAGCAGTCGAGACAATCAGCGCAAAATTTATCACCGATGACACCAGTAACCGCAATAAACGCCACAGCTAACGGTATTTTGGCAGTCTCGGCGCTGCACTTGGTGTTCCGGGTGTTTGGCCATCCCGAAAGCGCCATTTGGAAGCGCCCGTTTGCTGCCATGCTTTGCAAGGCAGCAACCACGGTGACCGTATGCGGCGCGCTTTGGAACTTGCTAACGCTCTCAAGTCCAGCGGCGTCGGAGGTCATGCTCAACATCGGCATCAGCCTCAACTTCCTTTGGATCAGCTTTTTTTATGACCGTTCTAACCGTACCCGTAATTCCCGACCTCCAAGCGAAATACCTAGGCGCGACTCCTCCCGCAGGTCTCCAAATCCTCGCCGCAATAAAAAGAGTACTACCGCCAGCGGGGACTGATGGAAATGCGCTTCCGCCTTCGGAGATTTCGCCGTACTCTGGCATCTATGACGCCACCGGACGACTTCCAAGCGTGCCAGGGCCAGGACTCACCTTTATCGCTCATGCTTAACTCACGGCACATCTTAGACTTGGCAACCGTCAACGCGCTCAATCTCGGGGCGTTGGTGGTGTCCTTGTCTGAGGCCGAGCAGTGGATCAGAGTTACTGGCTGTTTATTGGCAGCGGTTTACACGTCGCTGAAGATTTTTGAGACGCTTAAGGCACTTAAAAAATGAACCTTTCCGAGCACGGCATCGAGCGCATTATCCAGTGGGAGACCGGCGGGGAATCGTATTACGATCGACACCCGGAATGGCCAGGCGGTGAGTCTGGAATTACGATCGGAGTCGGTTGGGATTTGGGACACACGCCAGTGGCAGAGACAACTCGCGCATGGCGAGGTAAAGTTGACGACGCCACCCTGGCGTTGTTGGTGAGCATCAGCGGGCACCGTGGAGAGGCTGCGCAGACTCGGCTCCCGCACGTCCGGCACTTAACTATCCCGTGGGAGGCTGCGCTGGCTGTGTTTAAGGACGTGACCATTCCAACGTGGTATCTGCGCACGCTGCGTATCTATCCACAGGCCGACGAGCTGCCCGGCGATTGTGCGGCGGCGCTGGTGTCGCTGGTGTTCAATCGTGGGCCGAACCTTAGCGGAGACCGGCGGCGCGAAATGGCTAACATTCAGGCACTTCTGCGCACTGGCAATTTGAAAGAGATTCCTAATCAGTTTCGCGAGATGAAACGACTCTGGCCCGACGTTAAAGGCTTACGCCGTCGCCGGGACGAAGAGGCCGAGCTTTTTGAGCGCGGGCTAGTGCCTGCTGGTGAGTAATTTCCCCGCACGGGTGCCGAATGGTGTGCAGGGAGAGCCTGCAACGGGGCCATGTTTACCTTCTGAAACAAAGGCACTTGGGGAGTTGGGCGAAAACTGGCAGTAGACAACCAAGCGGGCTTGGGTAAGGTGCGGGCATGAACGATCCCGTCAACCATCCAGCACACTACACGTCTCATCCGAGCGGAATTGAGGCAATCCGTCTCTGCGAACACGAGAATTTTTGCATTGGAAATGCTCTCAAGTACCTTATTCGCTGTGGGAAAAAGGGCGATGCCGTCCAAGACCTCCGCAAAGCAGTCTGGTACATCGAGCGCGAGATTGCCCGGCTGCAAAACACTGCAAACCGCTGATTGCCATGGAAATATCACTACGAGAGCACTGCGCCCGGATTGCCAAGCTGGGAGGGGCATCAAAGTCCGAAAAAAAAGCAGCGGCAGCACGGGCAAACGCTCGGCGCCCGCGTCCTAAATCGCGCGAACTCAACGCTTTAAAAAGGGCAAAAAAAAGTTCAACAAATAGCTAGCCAACCGCGAATGGTTAGATATAGTTGGCGTCGTTAGCAGCAACAACGAACCAAACTGATTATGACAACGACAACACTGAAAACCACCATCTACAAACACGTGAACGGTTTTGAATGGGTATGGGAAAACCTAGCTGGCAACGGAGTAGCAAAGAGCTTTGAGGCAGCACGGATTGCAGGAGCCAAAGCCTTGGCAGAAGTCTGGGGAGCCTAACACAAAACTAGCAGGGGTCCGATCCCCCTGCTTTTTTCTCAAAAAAAACCTAGCCAACCGCGACTCGATAGCTACAATGAGCGCCATGACAACAAACACCGCAGCAATTATCGCAAAAATCGGAAACAAGCTCATCGAAGCAGGATGCCCTAAAGAAACTGCCGGGCGTTTGGCTTGCACGATGGCAATCAAGGAACTAACCAGCCGTGGCGTTGATTTGGCTGAAGCCTACGACGTTGTTTTTGGCGAGGGGCACTGGGAAGCGATGAAAGCCAAAGTCATGGCAAGTATTTAGGCCGAAACGTCCCTCCGGGGGCGTCCACCAGTAATGCTGGTGCTGACGAGGCCGTCCTTCGTCTGAGAGTGAGACAACAACCAACCAACAGAGAGACAATGAACATTCTGAATATCTTGCCTTATATTTTTGAAACTCGCCGTTACGGCCACACCTACATCCACGCTGCGGTGCGCCGCTCTACTCTTAGTTGGAAAGGCTATACTGGCATGCTGGACGGGGAGATCGTCCGCGCAACCTACTGCGGGTGGGGGCGCAGCCTCCAAACGCAGAACGGGCACAAGTATAAGGCTCACCTCCGGTACGAGCGCACGGGTAAACCAGTACCGAGCAAGCGTATCCATGAAGTCCGTCCACTTGCCAGCGTCACCGAGTCCATTTCCCGCTAATTACCATGAGCACCTCACACTATTCCCGCCTTCCTTACCGGGGGCTGCAACCGTTGCCCAACCGGCGCAAGTGGACGCTTGGTAAGCTGTCCGTGATTGGCGGGCTTTTGATTATCGACCTGTTGACATTGATCGGCAGCAAAGACCTGACAGAGTCACTCATCCTTGTCGGATTGGTGCTGGTCAACCTCTGGGCATTAACCTACACACGCCCATGAGCCACACGATGAACGGGCATCCGTTTTGGTGCCCCCCAGCTCGGCAGAAAGAGTACGGTTTTGACCCCATCGAAACCAAATCCGATACCGTATCCGTATCGCTGGCAGAGGCGGCGCTATTGGTGCGCCACGCTATCAAGCGCGGCCTAATTAAGCTGCCAGACAAGGCTGAAGTTAAAGCTGCAAAATTAGGCATCCGCTCCGTTTGGGCTACCTGCCAGCAGTGCCAGGGTGAGTTTAGCCGCGATAAGTGGAGCAGCGAGCCACGGTGCCCGTCTTGCCGTTTGGGCCGCAAAACCTGCGGCGAGTGCGGCGTGGATTTTCAGCCGACGCAGAAAAAACAACGCCTGTGTGGCAACCAATGCCGCATTGCGGTGGCACGACGGGCTGCCGGAAATCGAGCGACTCCGAAAATCACCATCGAGTGCGCTTGGTGCAGGCAGCCGTTCGAAAAACGGCCACAGGACATCGCTCAACTCAATTGCAGCCGCGCGTGCGGCGTGCAGTCGATGGCAGCAAAAAGGAGAAAACAGAAATGAACATCAGACACAGTAGTTTGCCTAAGCTCGCACTTTGCGGGCAATACGAAGGAGCGCC